GCCATTGTTGTCGCCATTTGAACAACAGATTGGCGTTAATGCCATTTTCAAGAGCAAGTTTTGAGATGGATATCCCGGGTTCACAGGAGGCAGCAACGAGCTGCTGTTTAAATTCGGGAGGATAATTAGGGCAGCCTTTTCGCCTGCCGGGAGTCACATTTTTCTGCATATCTGATACTTTGGTTCCCACTACTTATTTGGTGGACACCACTTTGTCTAATTCGTCAGATTCTGACCAGACGGTTCAGGCTGTACGCTTACCGCCGGTAATGATTTCTGCCGTATGTGCCTGGTTAAGCGCATCCACATAACGCTGCCCCTGTGTCAGGGCGACTTCCCGCTGTGCACTGGCATTATCCCGTTGTGCAGCTGCATGTGCCCTGGCGGCGTCAGCTTCCAGTTTTGCCACTCTGCCAGCCATCTCGCGCATCTGGAGTTCTGCCTGTTGTTGCTGAAGTGCCTGTTGTTGTGCCGCTACTTCCTGTTCTTCCGGCGTCATTTCATCCGGTGATTTTGGCGTCCCCAGCGCAGCACGAATACGCTCAACAAACTCCTGTTTCTGCGGCACATCCAGAAGATTAACCCACAGGTCGAGCACAACAGCCTGCACCTGAGGCGGCAGCCCCTGAATAACCTCTGACATTCTCTGTGCAAGCTGTGCCTTAAACGCCGGTGTCTGCTGAACAGGCGCCAGCGCAATATGTGTATTTAACCTTGAAATATCATTGGTCAGTTCACCATTATCACCTTCAGCATTGAGGACAATGGTCTGGCGACGCTGGCGATCATCGCGATTAATCACCACTGCATGATTACGGCGTTTTTTCAGGTCATCGAGAAGATAAGCCAGCAACAGTCTTCCCACCTGCTGGCAGGCAAACTGGTAGTTATCGTTGATTTCCGCAAGGGTTGTGGCCCCCTGCTCCACCAGGTTACTGATAGCCACGCCTGACGTCGCACCTGAATCCTGCCCGAGAAATGCGGAATACACTCCCATGGTATCCTGGATAAGTTTTTCCGATTCCTGCATGACCTGAAACTGCTGGCTGGCAACCTGAAAATCCTGCTCAACCCGAAAAACATCTGCGACACTTTTCTGATTTTTTCGGACCGGATTCAGTTTAATAATGCCATCCGGACGTTCGATCTGCTCCATCAGGTCGTTGTCTGACAACTGGGTGGCATCCTCGTCCATAATCACGCGTTTGGCCTGAAGCAACCAGGTCAGCTTGATACGACGAAAATTCACCTCATCCTGTGCCGGAATGGCGCGGGAAATTAGCCCGTATGGCTCCCCGGTTTTATCCTTTCGGTATCCCCAGAAAGGAACCAGCGGAAACATCCCCTGCGGAGCACTACAGGGGCGATCCACAATAAAGTGTGGCCCGACAAACCAGGCTTCACGAATACGGCTTACCCGCCCGACTTTCACCTGAACCCGCCCGGATGCCACAGCTACCGCCTGCATCAGATTATTTTTATCAAAGGCCACCACCCGTCCATTACTGAGTTCAATCACCGGAAGACGCTCGAATGTACGGTAATAAACCACCTGAAGCAGCACACGACGGCGTTCACGCTGAAGCCATTCGTTCTGCTGTCGATCCCATGACTGATACTCTTCCCATGCACTCATCAACGGACTGGGCTGGCCTTCAGTAACCGTGGTATCGACAAAACCACGCCAGTCATCAATGGCATAATCGATAACCTGAGCCATTCCCGGGAATGTAGCTTTTGCCTCATCGGTATCCATCCAGCGGCGACGCATCAGCCATCGGCAGTCACTTAAATCAGCCTCCCGGCTCAGCCAGTCCCAGAAAACCTCATTCCGGCTGACAGTAGACACCTTAAATTCAGGCCCGAACGGATCGCTGTTTCGTCTGACCTCCACCCAACTGAGGCCCGCCTTGATTTGTTCCGCATAGGCATCAGAGCGGGCTTTATTCATATTGCCAAGGCGGCATGCATCGGCAAATTCAGCATTAATAGCTTCAGCCAGTTTTTCAGTTTCATCATCTGGCTCGTCTGACATCACCACCAGATCAGTCCGTGTTTTGGCCTCCATTCCCAGAACGCCATCGACGGTAGGCGCGATGAGGTTATGGATAGTCATCGGCTGACCGCGATCTTTCAGTACCTGAAGAACTTCCGGTGGCAACTGATCGCCATCGTAATACGCACAGGCCTTGTTTGCGGCATCACGCCATTTAGGCTGGCTGTCAATATCAGAACAAAGCGCCTGTAACTGGCGCTGAGAAAAACGCGGCGTGGCTCCATTGTCGTTTTTCGTCGCCATGGTGTTAGTTTCATTTTTCATCAGTGAGCCATCCAGTGTGTGGTTCTGCGTTTATCCGTTTTCTGTTTTACCCTCACCGGCATTCTGGCGCGCATCTCCTGGGCAATCATGTAGCTCATGAGCTGATCATCAAAGCAGCCTTCCTGTGCATTCATGGAGCCTTTCGCGTCATAAACGTAGGTGTTCATTTCCGATAATGTGCCTGACCAGCGGATCCCTGATATTCCATTATTCAGAAGCGTTTTCATTCCTTCGGTCAGAACAGGTTTGCTCTGACGGGTTGTCAGCCAGCCAAGGCGGGGCGTATCGTCGTCATATGCCTGGTCAAGATGCTGTTCGTTGTAGATATAACGTGTCGGATAGAGTTCCCGGAGTTTCAGGATAACTGCATGTCCGTGATTATTACGCTCCGGCCCCACAAACGCGTTGTTATACATACGACAGACCTGCGAAATGAGATGAGCAAAAAGTTCAGCATCGAGATGCCCGAACCAGTGAGCCACCTGCTCGCCATTACTGCGTTTGACAACATCCAGCGATGAGCGGTCTCCGTGCTCCAGCCCTTCGGCAGTATCTGCCCCACAAACATACTCTTCATCCGGATCCGGCAGTTCCCATACCAGCAGATAATTCATCAGCGTCCGCTGCAACTCGTTTTTATTTCCTTCACGCAGAGACTGAGCTTTAGTCTTCGCTCCTGTAACAGGTTCAATGTCATAAACAATCATCGGTGGCGAACAGAATGATTCTGCCTGCAACGTACTTTCGGCACTGAACACACGTCGTCCGGACGTCAGAAACGCCTCCTGTGGCGTTGAGGGAAACTCCTGCTTCATTTCCTCACGCTGTTCAGTTTCCTTATTGATGTACCACTGCTTCTGTTCATCAGTAAGCGTGATGTTCATTGCCTTCTCAACCGCAGAAAAATACGTCATTTTTTCCCGTGACAGCTTCAGCCCGCTTTCCGGCACTCTGGCGCTGTATTTAGGATCCTGCCACCAGGCGTAAAAATGGAATTTATAATCCTGTGCCGTCAGCAATAAGCCTGATGCAGTGATCTCCTGTGCTCGGTTACTCATCTCGTAAAAATCACCACCCACGCCTTCAGCAGTGGACTCATCAAAAATAATGCATTCATCAGAGACGGCATTAAGCGTACCGGTTCGCAGTTCTTTCGCCTTAGCCGGATATTTCGCGCAAATTTTGCCGTGCTCTGAGATATGCAGGCGCTGCACCGTACCTGAACGGAATGAGGTTGCCACCTGGATACTCGAGCCGTGACCAAACAGGATATAGCCACCGCTGGCACCGCTACGACGTTCAACGATGGTGAATGAGGCTCTCAGCCAGTCAGGGAGATGATCAAACGGTACAGCAATTTTTGTGCGGAAAATTTCACTGGCAGCCTGTTTATCCTGAGCGACGATCCCGCATTTGAGATGCGGAATGAATAATGCCTGGTCGAGAAGATAAATATCAATGGCTGTGGAAAATCCCAGCTGGCGCGCTTTCAGGATAATATTTTTATTGTGCATGCTCCGGAACAACTGGCGCTGCGCCGGTCGCATTCTGAAGGTGACCAGTTCACCTTTTTCGTTCTGTATTTTGTAGAGATGATTGAGCCGCCACCAGGGATTGCTCAGTTTAGTCATGATGAACAGACGTTGTTCAGCCTCGGTCATTTCTGACGGCTCATCACATCGCGGTTCATTCTTCCGGAATGTCATCCAGTCTCCCCGAATTACTCATTTCATGCAGCGATGACACGATGTCACTGACAGGCGTAACAACGCCCCGACGCTGGCTGGTCAGAATATCGGTTTCAGCTCTGAGTTTATCTCTGGCGGCGTTGATTCTTTCCCGGTCAGCACGAAGTTTTGGTGCTGTCTCAGCCAGGACGTCCAGCGTCAGCAATGAGCGTTCAATTGACTCGATACGGGCAATATTCCGGTCAAGGGCCTGTTCAGCTTTGAGTATTTTGTCGTAAAGAGCAACACGGGTTTCCACGTCAGTTGCCTCTTCCAGGTCGGCGAACATCCCTTTAAGTGCCTTAGTTACTGAAAGTGCGCGGGCCCGGGTGAACACCAGTTCATCGAACAGCACCATGTCGGACGCATCATCCATGAGGTTATCTGCCTCAAGATACTTCGCATATCCACGGTGTCTTACGGCGTGGGTGTTTCGCTGAGAAAAAGCGTTTGAAGGTGGTAAAAGTCGGGAACCACGAATCCGTTTCGTTTCTGCCGAATTTGCGCAGTTTTTTTCAGAGTTTTTTGCGCATTTTTCATCGCCGGAACCCGCGTCATTGCAGGGTTCTTCATCTGAGATGTCATGATCGATTTCATGATCGGTTTTATGATCAATTTCATGATCGATTTTGCCCATTTTTATACGGGTTCTGGCGGTGTTGTAATTAATCTTTTTCTTCCGGCACCAGTCCAGTAATGTTATTCCCGTTTCGGCATGTTCGCGTCGGAATGCCTGCTCCAGCTTTTTCCAGTCCAGCTTTGCCATGTCACGTTCTGACGTCCTGTGTTAAAAACTGATGCATAATGACCGCTGTGATTTTTCAGATTTCACACAGCAGCACCATATTTGATCGATATTTGCACAATGCGGTTGTTTTATCCGGTTTCTTCCACCACCGCACCGGACAGGCGGCTTCGCGGGAAATCGCTCCCATCTCGTGAAAAATGAGAAAACCCGGTGTGCATCGTTTTTGATTATCCCCGCACACTCCCGCAGAGAAGTTCCCCGTCAGGGCTGTGGACATAGTTAATCCGGGAATACAATGACGATTCATCGCACCTGACATACATTAATAAATATTAACAATATGAAATTTCAACTCATTGTTTAGGGTTTGTTTAATTTTCTACACATACGATTCTGCG